AAGATCAATTGACTCTGCAGTCGAATGAACCTGATTTGCATCACCCAGAACTTCCATCAGTTTACGCTTTAGATCAGCATAGGACTTGTAGTTCTTTGGATCAACAAACTCCTTCAAGGAGTATTGTTTTTCATAGACTGCATTTAGCTTCTCGTCATCACCATTCAGAAAAGGTGAAGGAGCCGCAAACTCGGACTTATCATAGTTGCGATAGCCTTCGACATTACGAATCTTTAACTTGAAGTCTGCGCCATCCCAGAAATCAAATGGATTCACTGGCTTCTCATCTTGAAACTGAGGTTGCATAAGGTCTAGCATCTTATCAAAGATTTTCTTGCCGAACTTATAGAGGAATACCTTGCCATCATTGGCAGGATTTGCAGGATCAGAAATCACAAGGATGTTTGCGACATAATGAAGACGGCGCTTTTGAAGGCGGCACGTTTCTTTATCAGCCTCAATTCCAGAGTTCCAGAGTTTGGTATTCAGTTCACCCACAGGATCGGGTTGACCGATTGATGTGAGAGAGTTCTCGATATACCAGCGACCCGATGGACCTTTGAAGCCATGATCCCAGTAACGGACCCATGGAAGTTCCTCACCTTTTGCAATTGGAAGGAAACGGATCACGGCATAACCATTACCAGCTTTGTCCACGGCGGGAGACCAGAAACGATCGTCCGTATAGGACTTCTTTTCACCTCCACCACCCGATGTTTTTCCAGCCGCGCTCATAAGAGCAGCGATGGAAGTTGTACGATTCTTTTTTAAGTCAGCGAATGACATTGTATTGTAGTATTGTTGTATTGTTGTATTGCTGTTGTAGTATTAACAGTGTATCTAATCTATACTGAGTGCCTCAGTTTGTAAACCTTAAAAGAGTAATTTCTTTCATCTTTTTTCGGTCTATTCGCAGAAACACACGGTATTTACGAAGCTTGCGAGAAAGACTCGGCCACAGAATTGTTTCTGTAATGAGTTTATCCGCTCGCTTCATAAAGTCGGTGAGTATATCCAATATGGTTACAGTCTCAAGAGTGATTTCACCCTGAGTGAACAATCGCATGACAAGAGGATGAGATTGATCGTCTAGTCCTGCCTGAAATAATTGATCGAATCGTAACTTATGTTTTGAACAGTAATCTGAAAGTTTTTGAATGTCCTGATCGTAGACATAGGACAATGAGTCATGAATCTTGAGCCATGCTGCATATACATCCTCACTCTGAGTGTCCACAAGTTCACCCACCCAGACCTTTCCGTCCGTGTGATGAACAAAATTGGCAATGTAATAGTTGATCAGTGTTTGTTTTTCTGGATACCTCTTGGCCAGTTTGGCAAAGAAGTACTTATCCTTACGTGCAAAGAACGACTTCTGTTTCGCAGAAGTCTTATAGTTATACCTCACCGCATCATATGATTCGCTATCAAAGTGTAACTTGATTGCGGTATATATCAGATATGCGTCCCAAGGTTTTAACATTATTAAATAAAGCTTGCGAGAGAATTGCTCTTGGGAAGAAGATTTGCAGCCATTGCTTCCACCTCGATCTTTGATTTAATCGTGGGACCAATTAACTTGCCAATATCCAATGGGTCAATGAGGCGTTCATTACAGATATGCAGGACCGCCTCTATATAGGTCATCTTCTCAACGTGAACAAGATTCTCCACGAGTTGCGTTACAAGGGCTTTTGTCAAGATATCATCGAGCATAAGAGTATATATTAACGGTGGAGTTCCACTCGCTGAATTCTGTAACTCTGAACGTCTTCTGGGATATTCATATCCTTTGCGATCTGAGTCCTCTCGGGAGATGAATCCGTTTGATGGTAGTACATGATACCATAGACGAAATGGCTACTCTTATATTTATTGAAGTTTAAAAGTTTATTTAATTGAGCCTCAAAGGTCATATCGGAATAAAACCTTGGTGTTGGATTCGTCTTGCTCTTGACTTCAAGAGGATAAAGCTCGTTTAGTTTTTCAAGGACAGATTTATAACTGCCAACAAGGACCGTTGCAGTCTTTGCAATGGCCATGACATCATAAAATTCGGGTTTTGTTGTTGTAGGTGTTTCCATTAGATTGAAGGCTCCATCATTGATCGATCAGTTTCCTGCCATTCTTTTTCTCCCATCCAGACTTTCAATTCGTCTTCGGGTTCGTCATGAGCAACAAAGTCATCGTTCTCAATGTAGTCCAGAATGCAGTTCTCGGGTGGAACATAACCACATGCTTTCACAAAGAGATCTATCTGCTCAAGTAACTCGGGGAGACTTATCTCTCCATCCAATGTAATTTCGACCTTTCGTTCCGGCCCTTCGCGGCGATTTCCAGCGATCTCGATGTATTCGTTTTCGCATATTAGTTTGATTGTAGTTTTCATATATTAGATCACTCGTAACAAGATTGTATCTGAATTGATACGACCATTGGGTTTGCTTTCCTTGGTTGTAAGTTTGCTCCAGGCTTTTTCAAATTGATTGGCTGTGCTATTTAGCGCAATCTGAAGGAACTCTTCCGGCTTGCGTAGCCGAATGCATCGACATGTTGCCTCATCTAAATTCTGGAGTGTAGTACCCTTTATTGCAAGGCCAGCAGCAACGGCAGCCTTATAATCAAAGAGCATTCGAGTTTTGGTATTAAAGGCTAGCAGTCTTTGTGCACCGACAATGCGCACTGGATTGATCGATGTAATCTTAAATTCCTCACTATGCTTCATGTATTGAATCTTGGCGATCTGCTTTGCCGTTGAGGTGGGTTTCTTCTCTCGAGGAGCCCGTGCAGCCTTGGCACTATTCTTGAACTTACCAAGATCATTGATCATGGAAGCCAGTGCTTCGACTCGGGCAGTTAATTGCTTCTTTGTGAGATAGGAATAATTTTCAACAAAATATGGATCTGCACCAAGAAGAGCAGCGCTCATCTCGGTATGAATCTTGGCAAGATACGACTCAACCTGAGAGCATGATGCGGCAGGAAGACCGTGACCCTTCATCGCAGTAAAGACTGGAATGATTCGCACAACATCACCCGACTTACACCATTCGTCCATGAGTAGATCCAGATCCATGATCATTGTCGAGAGGCACTTCTTCTGAAGTCTTACCATGGGTGAGATTGTAACGGTTGTATTTGCTGTGGGCAAATCACCGGTGGGATTTACACGAATTGAATTTGCAATGGCAACGGCAATTTGCTCTCTCACAAAGACTTCATCCGAACGAATCGGACCGTGCAGTGGATTCAGCAAATCAACATAGCCCTGAAGGTTCGGATGCAATGGAGGCATGCCACGATTCATACAAGTGCAGAGAGTACCCGTGGTTGTGCCGGGGCTATAATCTGGAGCACTCTTAATTGCTCGAATCTCTTCCTTGCTGTAACCATGACTCTGCATCCATTCAATGACTGCAGGTTTTGTATCTTTTGCATTACAGTAATAATTATAAAAGGTAAAGGATCGAGTGTATTCTTTCCAGTACTTTTCGGGTGACCAGTTCTGCCAATCGTCCCATATAGGTTCTTCACCCGTATACCGAGCATCAACTGCTTTGATTTTAGACATGGTAATAAATTACTTTACTTCAAGAATGGAGTCCATACGGAAGCTGCGCCATCCATCACTTCCAAGATCATACACTCGAAGCGTGTCGGTGTTCTCTTTGGCAGTGGAGGTACCCTTTGGATGAGCTCCGGCAGGAATCTTTGTGCCATCAAGAGTGCACAGCATCTCTCGGATTGTGCCGTCAATCTTTGTAAACTTAACGAACACTGGAGCATCGGAATACTTCAGCCGTTCTTTTAGATCTTCTCGGGATAGTGTGGTCATTATGTAGTGTATTATAATCAGTTTCAGTCAAATGTAAACAACAAAAGCACGGCTCAAATGAGCTCACACATTTGAAGCTCTTTTATGTTAAGATAGACCAGCTAAGGTCTTAAATAGATCGAATGGATCTGCTTCTGAATGGGCTCGTTTGAGGCGTGCTTTCAAAGTTATTTATTCTTTAAAGGTTTTTGGCAACCTTGTTCCAATAGCGTTCAAGGTTACGTTGCGTAGTATCGTTTAAAGGATGATCGACGCGCTGCCAGCGGGATGCCCCACCATTCCAGATGAAGGATAACTCTTTGAGAGTGGCAGGTCTGCCTGTTTTGGCTTGAATCTGACGCGCGTAGGACTCCAGGACGATCTTAGCTACATCGCGGGATTTGCTCGCGTTAAACATGTCCTGGTGGACGTAATTCGTATGCCCCAGGCGGTTTGCTTCTCGTACCATGA